CAAGTTACCGCTGGCATCCAGCGTCATCGCCTGAGTGAAGCTGATGGCGTTGCCTGCGGTGCCGGAGGGGGCGGTGAGCCACTTATGCAGGCCACCATTGGCTTGATACTGCGTGGCTGCGCCAGTGCCAACGTACTTCCACCCGCCGTTGTAATAGGCGTTAGAAGTGATGTCCATTTCGTTGCGGCCAACAAACAGACCCACAGACTGCTCAATCGTCGGCAGGCTTGACGCACTCGGCGTCACCCCGAGGCCTACGTTACCTGAAGCGTCAGTCTTCAGAATTTTACTGGCACCGCCAGAGGTACTCACATCCGTGGAAGGAACCAGAGGTACACCACCAGCAGTAGCTCCATCGTGAACCACAAGAGTCTTCTTCGTGGTATCTACAGTCACCTCACCGGACGCCCCAGTGAAGGTACTGTGTTGAGCCGTAGTTCCACGGCGAAGTTTAAGTTGAATAGACATTATGGAAGAACTCCAAGATCAAAGGGAGACATCAATGCATCAGGTGCAACAGTCCCAGCGACAATCGCAGAACCATTCAAGCTGGCAATAGAGAAGCTGGAGAATGCATAGACTTCCAGAGTATCACCCACAGCCGCACCGCTGGTCAGGACAACAGAGGTACCGTTAGAGGCCGTGTAGTCATCTCCAGCAGCAACTAAGACAGAACCGTTAAGGGCAACAACTTCACCACCAGCGAGATACGCTAAGGTTTGACCGTTGGCATCGGTCCCAGAGAATGTCGTCTGGCCTGCCGTAGCGACGAACTTGTATTTGGTAAGAGCAGCTTGAGAAGCTGAAGAGGCATCTACCCAGCCAGTAGCTGTATAGACACGCATCTTCCCAGACGTGGTATCGAAATACAAGGCACCAATGACGAGAGTATTACCATCATTGTCCAGTGTTGGTGCTGAACTCTTCGGTCCCAGATAGCGGTCATCGAAGTTATCCAAGAGAGCAGCAGCAGATGCAGCCGAAGCAGCAGCCGAAGTTGCGCTAGAGGCAGCATTGGTTGCACTTGTAGAGGCGCTAGAGGCACTGGAGGCAGCAGAGGTGGCCGATGTTGCAGCCTCAGATGCCTTACTGGTAGCTGTAGAAGCCGAGGTGCTGGCCGAAGATGCAGAGCTAGAAGCACTTGTGGCCGAGCTTGCTGCACTTGTAGCTGAGGAAGCAGCAGCGGTGGCAGATGCAGATGCATCAGCAGCCTTCGTGGTGGCCGTAGCGGCAGACGAAGAGGCGCTGGTGGCTGCAGTCTGAGCTGTGTTTGCCGAGCTGGAAGCACTGGTGGCCGAGGATGAGGCAGACGTAGCCGAAGATGCAGCCTGGGTTGCAGCCGTAGCAGCGTTAGAAGCAGCCGTAGAGGCCGTAGAAGCACTACCAGATGCGGCAGAGGCTTGGCTGGAGGCTGTAGAAGCCGAGGATGAGGCCTCAGATGCCTTAGTGGTGGCCGTAGTAGCTGCAGTTTCCGCAGATGTCTTAGAGGCCAGAGCAGATGTGGCACTCGAGCTGGCCGAGGAGGCTGAGGTCGAGGCCGAAGAGGCACTAGATGCAGCCGCAGTGGCAGAAGCTGCAGCCGCAATTGCGTTCTCATCGGCTGTTTGGATCAACTCTAGGTTGTCGGCGACAGAGATAACGTCTGCGATGTTGTCAGCAACCGTGGCAATACGGCTAACACCACTTCCAGGGTTGGAGGTGATCGGATCGGTGATGGAGCCAAGGTCATTCACCTGACCTGTAGACACTGCAAGGTCCGATGCGACCACGCTAATGTCTCCCCGAGCACCTGCAACGACTGCAACCGCTGGATAATCGTAGTCCAACGTCTGCTTGATGACTGCTTCGTCAGGGTTGATCGCTGGGGCTAGGTTGCCAAGGCGTTTGCCAGCAGCATTCCAACGACCAGTGAGGTCCTCAGAGATTGTCTGAGCCACCCTATCACTAGCTTCCTGAGCAATGTACAGGTCGAACAGTGAAAGAAGGTCCAGGTCACGCTCCAAGAGCACCGAGCCATCCGTGAAGTTCACGATGGGGGTATCTTTGGGTGTCTCTCGCTGGATCAGGATCACTGCACCACTTGTGGGAGTGGGAGTGATTGTCACAGTGTTTGCGTTCAACAGGGAGTAGATCGCAGCAACACCGTTGACGTAGACCTTTACATGGTCTGCGCTAATGTATGGGAAAGGAAATGTGTAACTTGAAGTGGCACCGTTTCCGGTGTACTGAACATAACTGTAAGCCACTTAGGGTTCTCCAAAAGAAACCCCCAGCCGAAGCCGGGGGATCAACTTAGTATGGTCTAGGTGTATCAAATAGACCACCTTGGGTCTGAGCTTTGCGAAGGATGTTATCCTGGTACTCTTTGATCACCCTTCCCTCTTGCTGCATGGTTTGCAGTAGAGCGGTCTGCTGGAGATCTCGAATGATGGACTGAGCCTCTTCAACCTTAGCCGCACGGTACTTGAAGGTGCCCTCAGGCATGGGAGACTTCAAGATTGGCTCTAGGATGTTCTCTGGGTGCAGAGCCTTGTAGTTCTGCTGCCAGACATCGTAGAGGGTACGCTTACCGTCAGAAGCCATGACAGTACGCATATCGAAGTCACCCAGGTCGGGGGCTTTGACAGGAGGCTTGAAGGTTACGCCAGTCACACGGGACAGGCGGTCCATCTCCTGGAGGACATAGAGTTCCTTATCGGACAGACCTTTGTTCCTCTCCTCCACAGTGGCTGTAGAGAAGACGTTCCACAGGGCTCCCGTGTCGGCAGACTTACGGACATTCCCTAGAACATCATAGGCGTATGCCGACTTCTCGTAGGGAGACTCAGCGCCAAACGGACGGAGGAGCTTTTGCTCTACCATCTGCCAGAAGGTGGTGGGATCTTTCACCTGAGGGTCGTTGTCCCTAGCAATCTTGTGGAGTGTGTTGGGGACCAACAGGAAGAGCTTATCTCCCAGAGCCTTGATAAATGCATCTTCACCTTCGTCAGGCTTGAAGATCATCTTCACGGTCTTCATGGTGTTGTCCACACCCTCGACCAGGGAGGCATCCCGGATAGCCGAAGCAATCGACTGGGTAGCCACAGAGATAGCTGCGAGAAGCTGCTTATCGGCACCCTTGGTATCGAACTCACCCTGAGCCTCGTGGATACGCAGCTTATCCCTACGCTCAAGAGCATTGATCATGATCTTGATAGGGGTGGCTAGCGGATCGAACCCACGGTAGGACCAAGTGGAACCATCGGACATTTTGATCGTGTATGGTTCAGGTAAACCACCATCGATGCGAGTCTTGGACTGCTTGTAGTCGCTGTAGGCACCATCCCCTGTGATACGCCCTTGGGCATACAAGGAGAGGACAGCCGAGGCGATCACTAGGGAGGACATAGCCTCAGCCTGGGCACGTACCTGTCGAAGGGTACCGTTTGCACCAGCAAGATCCTTCATGAACCCTGGGGCAACAAACTGAAGACCAGGAGTCAGGCGAACACCCTCCTCAAAGACTCGGATAGGGGTACGGAAGAACAACTGACCAATGACCAGCTTCATGGTTGGGAACTTGTTCATTCCATCTTCGTACCACTGAGCTGCCTTAGAGAACCCATTCTCACCCGAGAACTTCCTCTTGTAGAGAACGTCACGGACGAAGTTCAGAGCCTCCTCATCGTTCCCCTTGCGGAGAGCTTTGGGATCTCTCATGGCTTCCCGCTCAACGTATTTGATGAGGTCGTCACCAGAGTACCCGAGGTTCACACCCTTGTTGATGATCGGCTGGACCAGCTCGTCACCCTTGACCGGCTTGAGGGCAGCATCGAGTGCCGACTTTACAGCCTTGTCCACGTACTCGTTCAGGTCTTTACCCTTGAGGCCCTTCTCGGTTGCCTCCATGGTGGCTTTAGCGGCCTCACGACCAGCGATGAACGAATCGTAGTTGATACGGGACATGAACTCGTCAGAGGCATTCAGGAGCCGAGGGAAGATCCTCCAGGCACCTGCGAGCTTACCCTTGAGAGCCAGCTCACCCTCAACCAGACGAGTACCGTCACGGGTCAAGAGGGCCTGCTCATACCGAAAGCCAGCTCGAGCAGCAGCCATGGCTGAACCAAAGGATGACCGCATGGCACTGTAAGCCGCTGCAGCTTCCATCCTCGTGGCCTTCTCAAAGGGATTGCTGAGGACAGCCTTGAGACCGGGAATAACCAGCGTCTTGATGCCCGAGGGGATCACGTTGATCAGCAGGGTCTTGACGGAGAAGACGTTGGAGATAGCGAACTCGGTCAGCTTCTGAACCAGAGAGGCACTCTTAGGTGCAACCTGTTCAGACTTGGCACCCAGCTCAGTGAGCTTCTGGACGACAGCGTCCACAGCGCCCTTCAGGTCACCCCTCTCGAGGGCCTGTGCAGCCTGTTCATCGAACTTGGCAGTGATCTTGGCAGCTTCAGAATCCTGAGCCAGCTTACCGACCATCTCAGCCCAGACCTGCTCAGCCTCCTTTTTGGGGAGACCCTGCTCCTTCATGATGGATTCCACCGTGATGGACTTCAGGGCATTCATGGGGTCCTGGCGATCCTGCAGGATGGAACCTGCCATGGAGCCATAGGCATCATCAGTCAACGCAGGGGAAGCTGCACGAGTCTCTAGGTCCTCGATACGCTTGCCCAGGTCAGCCACCTTAGCGGCCTGCTCTTCATTCAGAGCACCCTTGGCGAGTAGAGCGTCACGTTCCTTGATGGCCGTAGCCAGATCGGTCTTCAGTTCGTTGGAGAAGTCCTGGATCGCCTTGGCAACCACACGGTGCTCCTCGAGGGAGTACTGACCGTTGCGGACAGTCTCGAGGACGGCAGGGAGATCCTTCGTCTCCACGTTGCGGAGCTGCTCCACGACAGACTGAGCGGTTTCGCTGAGTTCAGCCTTGGACAACTTGGCGGTGGGTTCATCGGTCAGGCGGGTGGTGCGTAGCCCTGTGTTCATCTCAGGGACTTCGATCCGAGGGGTGCCCTCTCCCACTGTGGGGACGATCTCGTCAGCTCGTAGGCGACCATCCTGCTTACGGGCGAAGACATCTGCCTGTTCTGCGGGGGTGAGCTGAGAACCTCCAACAGCCTGGACCTTTCCAGCCTTGTTGGTTTCCACAAGGACGTTGTCGCGCAAGGCGATATACACCTCGTGCTGCTTCTCACCCTTGCCAGCACGAATACCACCTCTGTGTTTGACAAAGTCAAACCCTGCAGCCTGAAGATCAGCGGAGATCTTGTCCCGAAGTTCGTCCGGAAGGATGCCCTTATCCATCGCTAGGCCCTTCTTGACCTCTGTCCATGAGACATCAGGCGGAAGGTACTTCTCAACTAACGATTCAAACAGGAACTCCTCGGCCTCTTTCAGTTTGCCGGTGTCGCGATAGTATTCATAGGTCTTGAGGCCACTTGTTACAGGACCATCCCTATACAAACCAAGCCGTTCCTCCTTAAAGAAGGACTCTGGCATGACCTTGCGAAGCTGTTCCTCAGTTGCGCTGCTGATGTCAAACACACGCTCAGCACTGGGTATCTCAAACTTGAACAAGTTCGGGCCATACGTCGATGCCATCTCCTTGTCGGTGGTGGTAAAGATACCTCGGCCAATCAGGATGTTATCAATTGCATCGGTGTTTTCCACCCGCTGGAGGTCTTTGAACTGAGAAGGCTGTCCTCGATAGAGAGCAGGGGCCTCTAGTACGTTTTCTACTTCAGCCTTAGGTGACACCCCAGAGACATCTTTCGGAGCCTCCTGAGGCGTTCTAGGGGCCTCCACGGGGATCTCTGAAGCTACCTTCCCTCCCCTGCCCTTCACGAGCTTGTAAATCTGGGAGACAGCCAGGTCACCAGCAGTACCTAGAGCCACACCAGCGGCAGCACCAATCGTTGCATCGACACCCACCTTGGAGAGATCGATCTCTTGGCGACGACCAGCGTCCACCTCGACACTCTGACGGATGGTGCTATCGGCTGCGTTGAAGACAGCCCCTTCGATACCTGCAGCGATACCTGTGCGAGCCAGGGACTTCAGCACCAGATCGCGGATCGCCATCTTGGTGCCGACCTTGGTACCCTGCTGGACACCAATCTTAGCCAGTGTACCGAGGCCTAGGGTGCCCAGACCAACGAGGTTGGTAGGGTCAGTACCCATAGCTTTGGCAGCTCGACCAGCACCTTCCCACGAGATATTCGTGTTGTCATAGGTGTCCATCATGTACAGGAATGCTTCCTTCTCTTCAGGAGAAGCATTACGCAGTGCATAGGCAATCTCTGCCATGGACACCAAGTTGTAGTTGAACATGCCCAGAGAGTCTTTGCCCCACTCTGCAAGTTCATCCTGAGTCCCCTGGAAGGGCTTACGCTCCCAGAAGTTGTACATCAGCATGGAGGCTTTGAGCCAATCCTGGTCCGAGTTCAGAGACTTAGGGTCAATGTTGGAGCGGACAGGACCAAAGTTCTGGAAGGTGTAGGGCTGACCAAGTTCCTTCTGAACCCACTCTTGGCTTCGTTTGGACTGACTGTAGGGTGAGCTGGGGAGAGACGCCCAGGTGCCTCCGAGCTTGTTGATGGCCGACTGGAAGTCGCCCTTACGGACATCCTCGAGAGCACCATTTCGACGAATCAGTTCGACAGCGATGCGATCCTGAGAGTCTGGAGAGAAGTCTCGGATACCCAGCTTGGGGGCCACATCATCATAGGTGGTTCCAGTGATCTGGTACTTACCTGCAGCGGTGCTAGGGCCTTCCTTGGTAGTCAAACCGACAGTCTTTGGGTGACGGGTGAAGTCAGCGAACCGTCCACCACCGACCACCGTGTTGTAGTCAGCATTCTCAGCACGACCCAGGAAGTCCAAGAACTTCCTTACGTTGGTCTCTGGGTCAACTTGTGGAGCAACCTGAGGTGCAGCTTTAGGCACTGCCTGCTCAGGAGCCTTGGGCATCTTCTGAATGGCAGTGACAATCTGGTCATCAGTCATGGAGTCTGGGAACTCCACAGGTCCCTGACCGGGGACTTCAATTACCTTTGCCATTATTCAATTTTGCCTGTAGCTGGGTTGTACTTGCGAGCCGGGGTACCACGAGCTGGAGCCGCAGGAGCCTGTGTGGGCTGACCAGCACCTTGCTTGGTGTACATCTCGGTCATCTTGGTGATGTTGGTCTCGGTAGCCTGAATGGCCTCGTTGATGATCCGCTGCTTCTCCAGACCTACAGGCCATTGCTGGCCCTTGCCATGAGCAGGATCTTCAAACCATGCGGTCATGGATTGCTGGAGGTTGGATTGGAACATCTGAAGTGCCTGGCCACGGATATTGATACCGTTGATCTGGAACAGCTTGTTGAAGGGTCCAGTCTCGATGGCCTTGATCACAGGGTCCAGACGGTTGGTCATCGCAGAGGTGACCGAGTCATCCTTCATGATGAGCATACCCTCGAGGAGCTTGGGGACATCCTCAATCAACTTTTGCTTTTCCTTAGGGTTCATCGAGGGGTTCATCATGATCTGGTCAATGACCTGATTCTGATTCATTGAACCAACGGTGGAGCCGTTAAGGATTGCAGTGCGGATACGGGTAGCACTAGAGACAGACAAAGTGTCTGGCAGGACAGCCTGATCCTTCATTTGCATCGCATAGTTGAAGGCGTCAGGGTTGCCACGGAAGTCTGCAGGGTTCACCTGCCTACCACCGGCCATCTGCTGGATAATGCTCAGCTTATCGTTGCGGGTCTGCTCTTCACGCTGGACGCCCTGGAGGAACTGTGCGTCACGAACCTTCTTGATTCGGAGTTCCTGGATCTGAAGTTCAGCAGCCTTGATGGATTTCTTCGTGTCCTCGTTGAGAAAGACTGTGGGGATCTGCTTGAGGAGGTCCGGGTTGTCCGTAGCATAGGCAACATCCATAGCCGTCTTGACCACAGCAGCCTTACGCTCCAGATTGTTCAGGGAAGAGGATTGACCCCAGGTCTGGTCGAGGGAAGTCAGCGCCTCTCCAATCTTCTTGGGGTCACCCTTGAAGATGTTGCCTACCTCAGTGGCGAAAGATTCAAGCTGGACCTTCTGGTGGTAGTCAGCAGTCTGACGTTGCCACCCATTCTCCCACCCACGCATCTCAGAGTCGAATCCCTTAGCTGCACCCGCTAGGGAGAACTCTTGGCCTTGACCGCCGTACTTCTGCAGGAACTCGGTGCGTTTCTCAGCGATGTACGCATTGCGCTTATTGCTATCCAGGCGGAGATCATCACGTTGGTTGATTTCATCAATAATTGAATTGGCAGCTTTCTTGGCCGACTCTTGTCCCATACCCTCAGCTACTCGAGCAGCAACCGTAGGGACCATCTCAGGGTACTTCTGACGGAGCTGGGTAGCGGTTACGGCACCTTCACCAATATCGCGTCGAGCTTGTTCCTTGTAGGCGTCAATCTTCAGGATCTGGTCCTGGAGCTTCTGACGCTCATAGTCATCATGGAATCTGTCCAGGATAGGCTGTGCCTTACCCAGGGCCTCGGCCAACTGGAAGGCTGTACTTGAGCGAGGGTCAAACCGAACCTGCTCAGTCAGAACATTAGGTTGGGCCGTAGTTTGCAGTCCCTCAGGACGGGGATCATATCCCACTTCAACTCGTGGCATTTCAATTCCTTATGTAGTCAAGTCTTTAAACGCATTACCAATTCGGAGAGAGGCCCCAAAGTAGTCAGGCATTGCTGGAGTCTTGAGCTGGGCCACTTGGCTTGCAGCATTCGTATTCACATTCTGGCGCTGGATGTTAATCGCCTCTTGCGCTCTGTCGTAGTTCGTCTCGATGGCCGTATTAAATCTATTCTGTTTTGTACCAAGATCAGCCAACAGGGAATCTACGGACAAGCCAGAGACCCCAGCTTCCCCTGCAGATACACGAGCACGAGATTCCCCAGCTCGAGCCTTGAGGTTGTTCTCCTCAAGTTTCTGCATGGCACCCTCACGCTCCTGCTGCTGCATGAGGTTGGTTTGGTTGATGTTGGCCGCACGGGCCTGCATGATGGCCTGGTACTGACGCTGGTTGGCTTCTTCTTGGGCCTTGTTACCTTCGATCTGTCCGATCAAACTCACGGCGCTGGAGAAGATCTGCATTCCAGACATCAGTGGAGCCAGCCCAGCTAGTGCTGGAAGACACATATCATTTCACCTTAAAAAATTCATGGTATAGCTCACCGTCTGGACCCATAGGTTCTGCAGGTTTGAACTCAAACCCCAACCACCTGAGCCATCGGATGTGCTCTCTATTCTTTGACCATGCCACATTACGTAGCGTGTGGTAGCCATCAAACATTTCCTCGAGAGCTTCTTTAGACTCTCTGAGGAACTGCTTACGGACCTTCGTTAGGAGCTGAGAGGCCAGCATCCAAGGGATACCTACTCCCTCCCCTGCATCACAGACACCGTAGAGGAACACGACACGGCCATCGAGGAGCACTGCCCTCTTCATACCAGGGCAGCCTATGGACATGTTGAGGGCCTCACCAGGTGTTACCCTGGCGAGGTGCCAGATCTCGTCCTTGTCCTCCTGACGCATCGTCACGGACAACTCTAGGATGTCCTTGATGTGAGGCTCTCTAACGAGAATGTTAGACGGCCTTGCTGCGCTTAATGAAGAAGCCTTCCCAGTCTGCGCTGAGGAATGTACTTGGGAGTGCAGTGTCATTTTCGAGGGTGATGATGGTGCCGATGTTACGGCTGACTACGGGTACCAGGAATCGTCCAGAGGAGATCGCATAGCGTCCCACGGTAGACGAGGTCTGACCTAACACCTTACCGGAGTAGATGTAGGTATATGTTTCCCTCCCAGAGGGAGTCACGGATACCTTGAAGTAGCCAGAATCTGAATAGTTGAAGGCAGTCTTACGAAGCTGAAGGCGACCCTCAGTGTCACTCTTCTGACCACCAGTGGGACTCGGTGAGCGGAACACGATGGTCGAGAGCTGGTACTTGAATGTGTACTTACGGCCAAAGGTGTATGTACCACCAGTGACGTTACCACTCACCTTAGCATTGGTACCATCCCAGATCACATCAAAGATCTCTCCTGCCTTCAGGGTAGGGTGGGTCTTGACCACGAGCTGGTACGAGCCAGTGCTTGGAGTGTACCCCACAGCAGTCTGAGAGATGACCGTGTACCCGCCGGAATAGTCCAGGTTGCCAGAGACAAGCTGAACCTTGCGATCCAGGTGGACCGTGTAAGGCTCATCATCTCCGATGTCTCCAAGAGACACTGTCACCTTCTCGAGGTAGGCACCATCAGATCGATTCACCACCACGTACATATCAGAACCAATGAAGTCCACGTTCAAGATAGTGGAGTCAGATCCCATGGTCCACTTAGACCAAGAGGACTGCAGCTTCTCATTGGAGTTGAAGAAGTACTTATAGACGTAGACGCTGGTAGGATCAGACGAGGACAGAGCCACAAGGATGTCCTCATTGACAGCAGCGGTGATCTTGAAGATACCCGATGGGATGTACTGAGGGATGTGGGCTGTAACGTCGATCGAGTCGTTAGCCAGGTTGTTCAGATCAGCGAAGTACTCACGGAATGCAGACCAGTCACCCTTATCCACAGCGAAGTACACGTTCTTACCAATACCTACAGGCTTAGCAACCACGTTACAGGGGAACTCGGTGGCAACCTTCAGGCCAATCGTCTTAGGCGTCAGGAGGTCGTTCTGGTCGACAATGAACTGGGTCTGCTCAGAGAACAGCAGGAGCTGCTTGTTGAATGGAACGGCATGCTTGAGCAGGGACACCTTGGTATGGCTGGCATTGACGTCAATAGGGTCCGAGTCAATCAACTGGGTAACCGTGGTCCTGGTGAAGTTGAAATACTCACCAGCCTCAGAGAACACCACAGCTTCATCCGAAAGGAACCCTAGACGGTTTCGGTAGAAGAACACATCGGAGATGGTCCTACCCACAAAAGAAGGGAACGGGTTGGATGAATCGTCACCAACGATCCTGGATTTCCAAGAGGCTTTCCTGAAGGTGAACGTACCGTCAGACTCACGAACAAGTGTGAACGGCATTGTGGATGCAGTCAGATTACTCCTGATTCCAGGCGCTGCACATTCCTTCCAGACACCCACAGAGGCTGCTGAAGAGTTGGCGGCTGTGAACTTTACGAAGTAGCTATCGAAGGGATCTGTGGCAGTCTCACCGGAGCCGGTACCTGTGATCTCGACAACGAAGCCGTCAATCCCAGGGTTATTAGGGAGATCTGAGAATTTCTGCAGACGGCTCTTGATCGAGACCATGGCCGCACTGTTGAAGCCATCAGTGGTCTGGATTGAGAAGTCAGACGAGTTGTTGCGGATGTACACCACAGAGCCAGACGTAGAGACAGCCCAGGAGCCTGAGTTGTATCCTGAAGCTACCAACCCGTTGTAGAGCTGAGCTGCGATGTAGTCAGTAGAGATGTTGGCCGTGTGTGAGGCGTTAGAACCATCAGGAGTGGTGTAGGAGGCTACCGTAGAGCCATTGATGATGACCGTGTATCCCTTGCCATAGTTACCAGCCTTGACGTTGATCAGGGCCTCATAGGGCCTAGTGGCTGACGTAGTCGTGTCAGTGGTGACAACCTTAGCCTTATTCACGATAAACGTATAGTCGGCCACAGTCACTGCAGAGAATGACGTAGAAGGGGCTGATGCTGACAGGTACGACTTACCATCAGGGAAGTTCACAGTTTTCTGTGTACCGTCCACGCCGAAGACCTTGAGATCCCCGTTAGTGATCACTGCAATGTATCGCTCGGTGGTATCACGGTTGATAGTGTGAATGAAGCAGCTAGCCAGAGGGGTACTCTGGAGTTTCTTTAGGTGTTGGCTAGGTGGCCTCTTCTTCAACCCCTGGGAGACAGTGGAAAGACCATTCTCTTGGACTTCGCCCTGAGAGTTCAGTCGAAGAGTAAAGGGTTGCTGAGAGACACC